TCAGCAGGTTGCGGTTGTTGATGATGACGGGGATGCCCATGTTAGAACTTGTAAACGGCAATAAGGTCGTCGTATCGGCCCGATTCGCTAAGGTCTATGGCCTCAAAGATTGAATTGCTCGGTGCTACGGCTGATAGGTTCACGAACCAATCCTTGCTCTGCACATCTTCAATCATTAAGACACCGCCTTGGTTCATCAACGGTGCATACAGGCTGACGACCTGCAACATGGAATCTAAGGTGTGCGGGCCATCGTCAAGCAGGAAGTCAATGCCGTTCTGAAAATAGTCCCTTGCGACTTGCACGGATTCGGGGGTGTAGGCCGATGCGATGTGGAGCCTTGAACGAGTCCAGTCAATGTGCTTGTCAGCCTTTGGCTTGACTTGGTTGGCAATGTCATAGAACAGGAATTTGGCCTTTGGAAGATATTTGCACCACATAGCCATGGACCCTCCGTGCCAGACCCCTATCTCCACGAAGTTGATGTGGTCGGCTCGCATTTCGGTCAAGTACTTGGCATAGGTGCTTGTGTAGTTGTGGCCGTTGGCTTTGTCGGTTCCTCCTTCCCAGTCAGCACCATTGAGGTCTAACTCGTCGAGGATGGCAATCAGTTCTTTGTCTTTCATGGTTAAAATGTGATTACAAACTTTTCGGGACCCGGCCAACCGGGGTTGGTGTCGTGAACCTTCGTATCGGGCTTCTTGCCAATCCAATGTTCGGCCTGCCAGCGGTGGTCCCGTACAGGCTCACCCAGTTCCTTGATGTGGGACGATTTGGCCCACCAATAAGTACCGCCAAAGTAGGGGTAGCCGTCGGGGTTGTTGTGGTCGGCCATGTGTGGGAATTGTTCTTTTGTAATCCAATGACATCCCACCGCATCCACGCCTTCGAGCAGTTGCAGGCAGCGTTCCCAAGCAACCACGTTGAAGAAGGTCATGCTGCGATTCCAAAGTTGGTTGATGAGGGACGGGTCGCTTGCTCCCTTCGTGTGGGCGTACAGGTACACGGCTTCCTCTTCCTGCGAGGCCTTGTACATCTCGGTCAGCGTCGCCTGCTCCCAAGCGTTGGTTCGGGTAACTACGACCTTGACCTTCTCGGCAACCATCGAGTTCTCCAGCACCTCCTTGACCGCCTTGCGTTGTTCGGGTGGACCGACGATGCCGACCCTTATCTCATCCAAGACATTGATGAGGCCGTAATTGCAGACCGCCATCATGTGCTGGTTCAGGATTAACTGCCAATTCCCTCCGCAGTAGATGTGGTAGTAGTGGATGACTTTCATAAGGTCCAAAGGAGGGTTAGAAGGGTGATGATGAAGAAAATGGCTGCAAGCGTCTTCCCGATTTCGATTAGCAGGTCAAGGATGCGTTCGGTGTTCATGGGGCAAAGTTAAACCACAACATACTTCCCTGAGTTACTGACCCGTAACTTGTTGAGGGCCACGTATCGCATCGCATCGCAGGCGTGGTTGAAGGAATCAATCGGGACCCCCGTGTTCTTGCCCTCTTTGTCGGTTGCCCACGTGTAGGAGCGCAGTTCCTTGATGAGGTTGGTGGAATCCTTGGTTACCTGCAACTTGTAGCGTTTCAGTATGTCTATCCCGTTTCTGACCGAGTCCGGACCTTTCTCCGCTGGCTTGATGTTAAAGCCAAGTCGGTAGATTTCCTCGATGCTCTTGGGTTCTGCTGAATCGGCCACGATTTCCCAAGCCCTTGTAATGCCCAGCGACCGCAACTTGTCTGCGATGTCTTGGTTGGTAAGGCCCGTGGAGTACAGCAGTTCCTGAATCAGCAGGCAGTCCCCTTGCCGGTAGATAGCGACCAAGGCCGTAGGGTCGTTGCTAAAGCCCCAGTCAAGCCCTAAGGCGACGAATTTCGCACGGCTGACATCGATACCTTCCACCACCTCGAAGTCCTCGTAGATGGCTCCCTGAAGCGTCCCGACCTGACCAAGGCCATAGACCTTCCACCAGTTCGCCCAATAGGCAGATGTTTCGGCTTTGGTCTTGGCTTTCTCAATCTCTCGGATGATGGCAGGGTCAAGGGCTTGGTTGTCCTTGTAGGTAACAAGCAAGAACTCCGCATCGATGTCCTGCATCAATTCGGTATGCGCCCAAAACTCTCGGACTGGATTGTAGTCAATGTAGATGGCGGTCCTTGTCCTGATTGCCAGTTGGTGATAGGCTTCCCATGTGATGTTGTTCGCTTCGTTCACAAATAGCACGTCCCTCCTTGCCCCTCGCATCTTGTCGCTCTGGTCAGCGGAAAAGAACTCGATGTAGGAGCCATGCGGAAAGTCATATCGGAGCAGCGTTCGGTTGTATAGTTCCTCTTGGTAAAGCCCTGTCATGTTGAGCATCTTGAGGAAGTCCTTAAGCGCACCCCTGCGAAGGTGGGGGATGGATTCGGAAACTACGGATATTTCAAGCGGGCCGCATTCGGGGTTGGCTGCATAGGAATAAAGCAAGGACAGGATGGCAAAAGTCTTGCCTGCCGATGAACCGCCTTGGACTATTCGGACTCTCTTGCGGAATCCATCAATCTTGATTGCCGTTGTGGTTGGTGTCAACTTGTAGTTTTACGCCCTGCCAAATTGGTTGAGGCGATATGGTTGCAGCGACCTCCTGCTTGGGTTGACCGTAGACCCGTGAGAGCAGCGTTTCCATCGAGTAGAGCGTTCCCTTCTCGATGGACTTGCGGATGGCCGAGGCGATGGTCTTTTCGAGGACCGTTGCCGTCGGGTTGTCCCAAACCGCCTTGACTTCCTCCAAGGTCATGGCCATCATGTTTTGAATGGTGTCGTTGATTTCGGACCGCTTGTAGCCTTGGTCAATCAGGGTGCTGACGTACTTGCGTGGACGACCATTGGGGTTCATTGTTTCCCCCTTATCCGGCCTTGTGAGTGTTCCACCGTTCCTTGCTGGTACTTGCGTTGCCACGATGTACTTACGATGTTTTGAGCGCAGGGGTCGGATTCGAACCGCCTTCCTTTTGGCTGGATGCCAACTGTTCAACCTGATGAACTTCCTGCGCCTGTTTTCTTTCTTGCAAAGATACTCGCTGCCCCTTATACATTCCAGCACCCATCTCGTCTATTTTGCTGAATGGCAAGATAGTAGTTGTCAAACGTTCTTTTGCGTTTTTATTTAAAAAATAAACATACTTTAGTTGAAAACCCGGCACAGGTTTTGCTCCAATATGGTTCAAAAACCTTGTTGCAGGCCACGTGGACATCTCTCCAACTTTTCCGAATTTCTTGCTTTGGTCGTTTTTACTATTTGGCGAAAAACCGGGATTAAAAACAAGACCGCACACCACTTCGCCATTAGGCATCTGCCACATTGACGTATTTTTTTTTATGTCCACAAGATAAAATCCGCTTGCTCTATAAATACTCCCATCACCGCATTGCGCTCCATCGGCATACGAAACTACCCATTCTACGTGAGGTGCTTGTTTTTTTAAAAGTTTCATCATAATAGAAATGCATCGGCTTTCGCTATTGGCTGGTAGGTAGTCATCGAAGGCCATACGTGCTAACTCGCAATAACCATTCCAATGAGTGTTTTTGACAAGATTTACCGATGCGTGTTTATTTATACTTGGGCCAAGTTGCATTACCCCATGAAGTCTATCATCAAGAAAACAACCAAAGTGAACGTAGCATCTTGGGTCAACCTTCCCGCTATAATGATGCTTCTTTACAAACTCATTAGCAATTTTTGCAGGTATGACTTTGACTACTATTTCCTTTGCTCGGCCCATTGCATAACGATTAAGTACAAAGCGTTTCCGTTGCTGTTTTCGTTGCCCATTGTTTCGGCATACTTATACTCCTCGGTTTGCTTGATGTCAGCTATTGCGTTTTTTATTTGCTCTGCCTGTTCATCCGCAAGCGTGAAGGTCATTTGCTGAAACGGAGCCTTATCGCCATCGGGCAAAGTAAAGTCCTCTCCAAGTTCATTTGCGTTTAGGTCAAAGCCCGGCAGGTCAAGACCCCACTCTTGCAGTTCCTCGGTATCCCATTCATTCGCAAGCATCTCCCAATCCCATTCCCCTCCGCTTACGTTGTCCTTGATGATAAACTGCCTTTGCTTGTCCTCGTCCCAATCCACGACTTGAATCGGCACGTCCTTCCATCCGGCCTCACGCATGGCCTTGAGCCTCATGTTGCCTCCAAGCACGACCATATCGGTATTAACCACAACGGGACGAACCTCGGCCATTTCGGGTAGGTCTTTGATGGACTGCACGAGTTTCTTGAACTTGTCGTCCTTGATGACCCTTGGGTTGTTCGGGTTGTTCTTGATTGTGCCTATGGGTACTCGTTGCATCAGTATTCGATTTTGTCTATGAGTTCGTCAATCTTGTCCACTATCTTCATCTTCACCGCAAATGCATTCGGTGAGTTAGAATCGTCCACCGCTCCGATGCAGTCGCACAGGGTCGTAATGACCATCATCAGCGAGTCCATCCGAGCCTGCACCTGTGCCTCGTCATCCTTCGCCTTCAAGTTCCCCAAGTTCTCGGAGTTTATTTCTTGACCATGAGAGAGCCGACTTTCCACCCCACAGGAGGTAGGAGATGTAACCGCAGTCCGAGGTATCGTCTGCGTTGTCGTAGTAGGTTTCAGCACGGGACAGGTAGGAGTGCATCCGCTTGATGGTTTCGACCGAGATGGGTTCGCCCTTGGACAAAGTGGCTGCCCGGACCTTACCTGTTTGGGTCGCACACTTGTTCCCGTTCCGCTCGTTGAGTTCTATCCCCCTCTTTGCATTTGCCCGAATCTCTTGGCCGTAATCCGAATAAGACTCGAACTGCTGCCGCTTATGATTCTCCCACGTTGAGCCACAAACCGCAAGCCGTTGAGCCGTATCGGGGAACTCCGTGGTCGTTAAGTTGTTGGACATACACCGACCGATGAAGCCTTCTCTTGACTCGTTATTGTTCGGGATTGGCAGGGGCATTCAGGGGGTGGTTTATGGTGTTTTGGTTGACTTCGAGGAACAAGTCCGCTTGTAGGTAAATGTATTGGAGAGCCGATTTTACGCAGTCCGCACACCACCAATTTGTGGGCGGTCGCCCGTGAGCGGTCAGGATGGCCTGCAGTTCACCAACGGCATCGGGTGGGAGTCGCATCGTTAGCGAGGCCACATATTGGTCCCAGTACTTGCGATGCTTTTGGGCAACGATGAACTGGTCGGCTGTCATTTGAAGGTCCATTCCCGAATGATTATTGCGGTGGCAGATGAGGCAAGCCCAAGGATAGGGGCCAAGTACCATTGGCAGGTCGGCAGGGTCAGGAGGACTCCCATCCAAAACCCGAAGCAGGTCATACACGAAAACGGCTTCCGCTTGGCGAATGGCAAAGCATAGAACCACGAAGGCAGGACCCGGAACTCCACGACCGCAAGGGTAGCGAGTGCGCTAATCAGGATTGGAAAAACCAGTATATCCATTGGCTTCAATTGCGGTTTTGATTTTGGCCTTGGCCTGTTCGATGGAGTAAATGATGCTACGGTAAGGGATGCCTGTTTCTCTTGACATGGCCTTCATGTTCCCGGTCTGCATGAGAAGGTTCAGCAGTTCTTTGTCGTACGGGAACGCTCCGTCCTTGGCCCAAGAATCCATTTCGCTCTGGGCGATGGCCCAAAGGTCGTCGAGCAGGGAATCGTAGTCCTTGCTTAGTTCTTGGGTTTCGGGATCCACTTCGACCCTCTCGTCGTGGTGGCGGTACTTCTTCGCAAATTGGTTGTTGTTGCCCCGGTACAGGTTCATGATCAGCCGAACGATGTAGAAGCGCAGGTAGCCTTGGACCTGCATCTTGGTGATCTTGTCGGGGTCTTTTTCCAGCAGAATCAGGACGACCTCTTGTTCGAGGTCCTTCCAAAGCGGATTGCCCCCCGTAATGGTGAGGCAAGCCTTGCGGATTTCTCCGCTTCGATACAGGTCAAGGATGGTAGCCTCTGCGTTCACTCACGCAAAGATGGAAGGGGTTCTTGCTAATGTTGCAAAAAATCCCGTGTCCTGTTTAAAACCTGTGTACGCAGGAACTTGATGTCGGGCCTTGCCCTCATGTTTATCGCAAGGATTTCGAGGTTGTGCATGACGGTGGCGTGGTTCCTCTTAATGATTCGCCCGATTTGGCAATAGGTGTAGAGGTACTCGGAGTAGGCGATGTCTGCGAAGATGCTTCGAGCCAGCACCAGTTCTTGGGTCTTGACTTCGCTCAATATATCATCGGGGCTGACTCCGACAACCTCTGCCGTGTAGCCGAGAATGGTTCGTGATATTAGGTCCATGGTTAAAGCATTGATTCAATTAAGTTTATTCTCTCTCCTATCCACCGCATTACAGGCACGGCCATTGAGTTACCGCAAGCCTTGTACCTTGGCCCATCGGGGCATTGGTCGGCTTCCTTGTTGCGGTATGGAATCTTTGTCCAATCATCCGGGAATCCTTGCAAGCGTTCGCATTCCTTGGGGGTTAGCCTTCGGATAGCCATTGAGTGCATAACCCCACCCGTTGTTGATGCGTTGATACGGGTGCTTACGGTTTGAAAAGTATCTCCGGTAATGCATTGATTGTAAAAGTCCAATCCAATACCCTGCAACACGGCTCCAAAATTATCCTTATCCGGCATACGTTGTGCGCCATTCGCATTCTGCTTGGTTAAGGTTCCTGCGACTTGGCTTCCATCCCACCAACTGCCTGACTCTCCAACGCTTCCTTCAGCATTGGTGGCAACTTCTTCCCTCTTTTTTCTGCTCGGTTTAGTATCCCCCGACAGGCTTTCTCGCTCAAATAGAACCGCTGCGGCAACTCTCCAATCTCCAAGGTAGCCGACAACAAACACTCTTCTGCGTCTTTGGGCGACTCCGAAGTATTGAGCGTCAAGAACTCGGTAGGCGAACCCATACCCGAGTTCCCCCAACGCCCCAAGGAAGGTTCCAAAATCTTTTCCTCCGTTGGACGACAATACCCCGGGGACATTTTCCCACACGAGCCACTTGGGACGGAATTTATCAGCGATTGAAAGAAAAGTAAGCATGAGGTTCCCTCGTGGGTCAGCAAGACCTTTGCGAAGTCCTGCGACGGAGAAGGATTGGCATGGGGTTCCGCCCACGAGAAGGTCAATTGGTCGTTCATCTGCGATAGGGTTTTGGTTGATGGTTGTCATATCTCCCAAGTTAGGAACCGCTGGGAATCGGTGTTTTAATACCTCGGAGGGAAACTGCTCGATTTCGGAGAACCATTGCGGTTCCCATCCAAGGTTATGCCAAGCAACTGAGGCTGCCTCAATGCCTGAACAAACGGATCCATACTTCATTAGAACGGGTTTGGGGGTAGAGGCATCCAATGGCTCACTTCAATTAGGAACCAAGTTTGATGCTCGTAGTACCAACGGCCGTCCCCAAGCCATGCGAGCGCTTGATTCATGTCGGTCGTGAAAATCAGGACTGGTTCACCGGGTTCCGGCATACGCTCGGAGCATTTAATCCATTCCAT